TGGCTATGTGTTCGTGAATCAATTCGTGTAACAACAGTTAAGCCATCAGGATCAGTTTCAATTCTTTCTGGTGCAACTCCTGGAGTTCACTGGGGACCTGGAGGAAACTTCTTCCTTCGTGCAGTTCGATTTGGAAATACAGACCCAATGATGCACTTGTTTAAAGCAGCAGGGTACACAATCGAAGATGACGTAGTATCAGCAAATACATCAGTAGTTTACTTCCCAATTAAATCAGGTCATCCAAGATCTGAAAAGGATGTTACATTATTTGAAAAGATTGCACTTGCTGCAACTGCTCAGAAGTACTGGTCTGATAATGGTGTTTCTGTAACCCTTTCATTTGATAAGGAAACAGAATCAAAGCATGTTGTTCCAGCACTTCACATGTACGAAGGACAATTAAAGGCAGTATCATTCCTTCCAATGGGAAATACCGTTTATCCTCAGCAGCCATATACTCAAATTACTGAAGAGCAGTATGAGTCATATATTGGAAAGTTGAAGCATATTGATTTTGCTGCAATTTACGATGGTGTAGATAATCTTGAGGCTCAAGGCGAAGCATATTGCACAACAGACTACTGCGAAATTAAAATAAACAAGTAGCCTTCTGTGGTAAAATAGACTCATAATGTCTAATCCATCGAACCTATATGCTGAAAAAGTCTTTGCTGAGCATCCGACTGGTCTGTGGGCATTAGATGACAGGGCAGACTATGTCTCATTGTTGTCAGAATCTCAAAGGGTATTGTCTGATAATACAAAATGGGATATAGTTGGCGGAACAATCTCTAACAGCCCAGACACAAAAGACGAACCATTTATAAATAGTTATGTAGGAAGAATTGTTGCTACTCCAACAAACAATGAGTCAGCATCCATTGTTGCAACAAGCAAAGACATAATGGACCTAAGAGATCTGAATACATTTCTTAGAACATTTTCTGTGGGTGGATATTTTTATTCAGAAAGCGCATACGTTGCTGGCTTTGAAATTGGATATCAATATACTGACACTACAAGCGGACAAAATGTAACACACTTAAAAAACTATGACACAATAATAAATAATAATTGGATTTTTATATCAGAAACATTTGACACTCCTCCAGACGATGCAAAAATAAGGCTAGTCTTTAAGATTAATTTTATTGGTGGCTCAGAAACAGAAGATGCTTTTTTAATAAACGGAATAAGTTTTGGTCAGTGGTCAGAAGAGTTTGCTTCAACATCGCTTGGAGTAACGCCAGTAGATATACAAGATAAAAACATTGCTATTCCTGCATTAAACGCAGTAGTTGCAAAATGTTATGGACTGCAAGAGTTAGATGGGTACTATCTAGTTTCTGATGGCATGCTTAAGGCAAAAAATTCAGGAGTACCAATTGTTTATGGGACTTCTGGAATTACAACAATATATCCAAATGGTGAGTTGCCTTCACTTATAGTCCCTGGATCTGGCATGTTAAACGAGTCTGGGAAATTTAGACAATATACTTTTGAAACTTGGCTTAGAATAAATTCATATAGCAATGATAGAAAAAGAATTATAGGTCCAATTGCTTCAGAAGATGGAATATATATTGACGGACCTTCTATAGGATTAAAAATAGGAAACGAGTATGGTGCCTACTATGTTGGAGAGTGGACAAGGCCAATGCTTGTTCATATGCGTGTCGGAAAAGATACTGCGTCTCTTGTAGTAAATGGACAAGAAGTTATATCTTTAAATTATTTAACAGAGTCTCTTTCTTTACCAACAATGCTTGGTGGATTTGATGCTGATCAGGACTGGATAGGGTTTTATGCATACGATGATATATACCCCATAGAAATTGATTGCGTTGGAATTTATCCTTATATTGTTGCAACCGCAGTTGCAAAAAGAAGATTTGTTTTTGGGCAGGGCGTTGATATTCCAGAAAATATTAATACTTCTTATAGCGGAACATCTGTTTTTATTGATTATTCTTTTGCAGATTATACTGCAAACTATTCATACCCAAAAATTGGTTCATGGAATCAAGCCTTTAATGATAATACGTCTATTGTGAACAAATCTCTTTCTGCTGTATCTCATCCACTTCCAGAAACAATCTTGTCATCAAAAACAGAAGAAGAACTTTTGTCAGATTGCAAAGTTGTGCAGTCATCAGATACAAGAAATTTTTTATCTTTTAGGCCAAACTCTTCTTGGAGCAATGTTTCTGGATATTTATTTTTTAAAAACTTTGATTTTATAAAAACTCCCGTATCTGCTTTTTACGGATGTTTTAGATTGCCAGCAACATCAACTTCAGCACAAACTCTTTTTAAAATAGAAAAAGAAAATACAAATAGTTATTTTATGATACAACTTTTAAATAATCAGATATCTTATATTATTAATTATAATGGAACATCAGAAACCATTTACTCTCCTTTAGTCGCCGAGCCAGGAGAATTAGTAGATGTAGGCTTAAACATTCCAGCGTTTGTGTCAAGGTTTGGAAACCCAGCCTCAGACTTTTTTGGATCCTTATCAGACTTAAGAATGTATGTAGGTGGAGATAAAAATGGTCTATCAACTTTTACTGGAAAAATATATAATATTGGATTATGTACAGCATATAACTTTGAAAAAATTAGATTTTTATTTAATGAAATAGGAGTTCCAATCTGGAATGAAGACTTGTTTGCTGTTTATCAAAACAACCAGTTAATAAATGTAGATGGAGGAATAGATACAACATCTATGCCACCTTATGGAGGCTTAACAGACACAGCAAATGGAGCACTTACTGGTGGAGGAGTGGTAGTTCCTGAAGAAGATTCACTATTAGATCACGTTGCAAGTTATACTCTTTTACCAGAAGTAGTTTTTGATACATACAAACTTACCGTGTCTGCAAGTGCATATTGGGAAGATCAACTTCCTTTAACATATTTTGCTGAGTCTGTTCTTGATAAGCGAGGGGATCAATATTTTGATCTTGACTTTATTCAGTTTAACATTGACTACCCAATACCGTCAAAGACAATAGCGATAGAGACAGAGCCAGAGCCATGGACATATGCAGAGTTATCAGAAGAATACGGAACACCAGTTCAAAGAACATATACATCATTAGATAACTATTTGTTTACTGGCTATAACGATTATGAGGATTTAAAAAATAAAATAGCAAAAGATTATAGATATGATACAGATGGTGCAATTGTAAAAACATATGTAACATTTCAGTATACTGAGTTGGGAGCAAATCAAACATACTATTATTTTACAAAAACAGAAAGACCATCAAGGGATGGGGTGTTGATTCCAGGTTCAGATTGGATGACAACAAAATATGAGGTTGTAGATAATATGATCATATATCCACCAACAGGTGTAGACTTTAACGACTTGTCTATTGTCACACATATAGAGATAAATGTAAAAAATTCAGAAACAAACAACGTATCAATTAAAAAACTTTCTTATGCATCTCAAGCACTTAACGAATCTGATGCAAGCCCAATTGGAACAAGGTTTGGGGCATCTATTTATCCATACACCAAAACTGGAATTTACTATAACTTTAAAAAGAATAATCCTTTTGCAATCTATACAGGGTCGTCTCCATATCTTTATTTAACAAAAACAAGCGGAATACAATTAAAAGGAAAGTATGACCCACTAGTTAATAGAGGTCTTGTAGTTCCTGTAAATGAAAGTAGAGCAGAAGGCTTTAAGGCTATAGCAATGCAGATGGCTGTAAGGTTTGATGGAGACTACTTTCCATATGCACCAACACAAATATTTGAAATTGAAAGCAAAGACTCTTACATAAAGTTTTACATGGTTGCTAATGATCCATCTGGTCGCAGAGCAAAAATTTATGCTATAGATGCAAAAACAGGTCTTGTTCAAAATGGCATTGGTTTTTACTGGAATGGAAAAATAGTAAAAGAGCCAATCATAACTCTTCAGGAATGGGGATTTCTTGGAATTAATTTTCTGAATAGTCTTAATTTTTCATTTTTTGAAGGGGCAGTGAGATTAACTGGCCCACTCCTATTTAATAGCATATCCTACTATCAGTCTACAAACCTACAAGAAGTTCAGAATGTAGCAGAAAGACCGTGGTTTAGAGTAAAGGTTCTAGGGTCTTATCCACTTGATTGGGAGTTTTGGGATAGTCCATCATTTAATTGGAACAATGTTCTTGTTCTTTCAGAAACAAGTTATTACGGAGTAAATCCTTCAGATGTCTATAAAAGTTATACTGGAACCAATAAGATAATTGTAGATGACGATAGGCCTGTTAGTTTTGGAGAATACGCATATACTGTCTTTAAAGATGTAAAATGGGCTCAGTTCGTACAAGATCCAGCATGATATGGTATACTTATGGATATGGATTCGTTAATAGACCCAAAAACTGGTCAACCAATTGTAAAGAATGTTAGAAGACAAGTCATTGAAAAGAACTATGACTGGGGTCTTTATGTATACAAGAAGGCAAATGGCAAGTGGTTTACAGATGGTAATGGTTCAGTGCTCAATATCCCATCAGACAAAAATGACATTTCTAGAATTGCAGAACTAAAAAAGACTGCAATGTATTATGGAGATCCAGGAGACGGGACATGCGTATTTGTTCCAGGATTAACTAGAGTATCAGAAGAAGAGTATTCGGAGCAAGTTGATCGCTTAAAGGCTGGACTCATTCCTTCTCTAAATGACCTTGGTGCTGTTCAAGCAGCAAAGGATACAATTGCTAAGTATGGAGATGAGGAATAATCATGCAAGATAATGAATATGAGATTGGTGCAAGAATTGATGAAGCAGCAAAAAAAGATGATACCTTCTCTAAGTCAGATCCATTTAATGGCAACTGGGAAACATTAAAAACTTTAGATGGCCTAGATGCAAACTTTAAAAGAAGAACAAGCAGAATGTCAACCAAGATGGTTGAGCCAACCACACAATACACAACTGCAGCACTTGCTGGAAAAAGCGGTATTGATGGAGCACAATCAAAAGAAATAAACCCAGGTCTAGTATATGTAAACGGCTATGGAATGTTTGATGTTATTACACCTCCATGGAACCTTTATGAATTAGCAAACTACTACGACACGTCCTTTGCAAACCACGCAGCAATTGATGCAAAGGTTGAAAACATTGTCGGACTTGGTTATGAGTTCAAGGTTTCTCCAAGAACTATGATGAGACTTGAAGCATCAGAAGATAACAGCGCAACACAGAAGGCACGAAAGAGAATTGAACGAGCAAAGATTGAGATGCGTGACTGGTTAGAGTCTCTTAATGATGACGACTCTTTTACAGCAACGATGGAAAAGGTTTATACAGACTTACAATCAACAGGAAATGGCTACTTAGAAATTGGAAGAACAACTCGTGGAGAAATTGGATACGTTGGACATATACCAGCAACAACAATGCGAGTACGAAGAATCAAGGATGGATATGTACAGATTATTGGAAACAAGATCGTATACTTCCGTAACTTTGGAGCAAAGAACCAAAACCCGCTAACAACAGATGCTAGGCCAAATGAGATTATTCACTTTAAGCAATACTCACCTCTAAACACATTCTACGGAGTGCCAGACATTATGTCGGCTATAAACTCACTACATGGAGACTCCCTTGCCTCACAATATAATATTGATTACTTTGCAAACAAGGCAGTACCACGTTATGTTGTAACGTTGAAGGGTGCAAAACTTTCTGGAGATGCAGAAGACAAGATGTTTAGATTCTTGCAAACAAGTCTCAGGGGGCAATCGCACAGAACGCTATATATTCCACTTCCAGGTGATAGCGAAAACAACAAGGTTGAATTTAAGATGGAGCCCATCGAAGACGGTATACAGGACGGCTCATTTAAAGAGTATCGTAAGCAAAACCGTGATGATATCCTAGTGGCACACCAAGTACCACTGTCTAAACTTGGAGGTGGCGATTCTGGTTCTATTGCAGCAGCACTTGCACAGGATCGCACCTTTAAGGAGCAGGTTGCAAGACCAGCACAAAGACAACTTGAAAAAATGATCAACAAGATTATTCGTGAAAAGACAGACATCATAGAGTTTGTGTTTAATGAATTGACATTAACAGATGAGATTGCACAGTCTCAGATTCTTGAAAGATATGTTAAGAATCAGATCATGACTCCTAACGAAGCAAGAGTTGTTTTGGACATGCCACAAAGAGAAGGTGGAGATGATGTTCTAGACCTAAGTCCAGCAGCATCAGCCGAAGCAAGAACCACAAGATCGAGGGACGCAGAAAGAACCAATAACAATTCTGACAGCACTTCAACAGTTGCTGGAAGAGCACCAAAGGGAGAGGGACGACAAACTCCTTAATGTCCAATATGTCCAATATGTGATATATGTATAAAAAGGGGCTTATAATATAATGGTGAGCAATATATCCAAAGCCCATTGGAATTCAGATGGGGAAAATCTTCGTCTTTCAATGCCTTTTAACAAGGTAGACAAAGAGCGTCGTATCGTTTCAGGTTTTGCATCACTAGACAACCTTGACAAGCAGATGGACATCGTTACATCAGAAGCATCAATGAACGCATTTGCAAAGTTTCGTGGTAACATTAGAGAAATGCACCAGCCATTAGCAGTAGGCAAGATGGTAAACTTTAAAGAAGATAAGTATTTTGATCCAGAATCAAAGAAGTTCTACAAGGGTGTTTTTGTATCAGCATATGTTTCAAAAGGCGCACAAGATACTTGGGAAAAAGTTCTTGATGGAACTTTAACTGGTTTTTCAATTGGCGGAAGAATGAATAAGTGGGATGATGGATATGATGAAAAGTCAGACTCACAGATTAGAATTATTAAGGATTATGATTTGGTTGAGTTGAGTCTTGTAGATTCCCCAGCAAATCAGTTTGCAAATATTGTTTCAGTTGAAAAGGTTGATGGCGTAGATGTTATCAAGGCAGATACAACTGTGTTGGAAAATGTTTTTTATGATAAAGAAAATGGAATTGTTATATCATCTGAAAACGATTCAGAAGTTAGCCCCATTACTGGAGAGCAGATGGAAAATATAGGGTTCGTTGAAAAAACGGATGATGAAAAAACAACAATGATAAAATTCTTAGTTGATAGTGCTAAAGGCATTAATACTTCTAAGATTAACAAGGAGGTACAACCTATGACAAAATCAAAAACACAAGTTGAAAAGACAGATGTAGTTGAAGATGTTGTGGTCGCTCCAGAGGCAGATGCCGTGGTTGAACAAGTTACCGAAGAAGTTGCAAAGGCAGAAGAGACAGAGACAGCAGATGTTGTTAAGTCAGAAGAAGCAGTTGTAAAAAATACTGAAGAAGCACCAGTTGCAGAAGCAGTTGAAAAGGTAGCAGACGCAGACGCAGATGTATCTAAGTCAGATGATGTAATTGCAGAAGCAGTTGCAGAAATCAAGAATAATCTAACATCAGCCTTTAGCGATCTATTGTCAACAGTAAAATCTTTGCAGGCAGAAGTAGAACTTCTTAAGTCTTCAAAGGTAGATGTTGATACAGTAAAGGATTCATTTGCTGCCGTTGCAAAAGATATTGCAGCAGTATCAAATGAGTTTAACGAATTTGGAAAACGAGTAGACGCTGTGGAAGCAGACACCGCATTCCGAAAGTCTGGAGATATCGGCGATATCTTCCAGTCTCAGCCTGAAATGGTTGAAAAATCCCTATGGGGCGGTAGTTTCCTCAAAACAGCCGATCTATTCAAATGAACAAATCACTAGGAGGTGACAATATGTCAGAAGAAATAATCAAAAACCAGCCAGGCGCTAGTGGAGATCTAGGTGGAACAACACCAGGACTTTACCAGGGTCAAGGTGCTTTCGCATCAGGTGGAATTGGTGGAGTAACAAACCCAGGTGCAGATACACTTGGTAACATTCCAACAGCAACTCTTGGATCTACAAGCGGAGCAAACGCTGTTAACCCTAGTGGTTCAGCGGCTTCTGGAATTTTGCGCCCTGAGCAGGCACGTCGTTTTATCGACTATGTTTGGGATGCAACAGTATTAGCAAAGGATGGCCGTCGTGTAACAATGAAGGCTAACTCAATGGAACTTGAGAAGGTAAACGTCGGTGAGCGTGTAATTCGTGCAGCAGCGCAAGCAGTTGGTAACTACACAAACACAGGTGCAACATTCTCTAAGGTCGAACTTACTACCAAGAAGATTCGTCTTGATTGGGAAGTAACAGCAGAATCATTGGAAGATGGTGTAGAAGGTGACGCTCTAGAAGATCACTTGGTACGCTTGATGAC